GTCTTTACAAATATACGACAGAGCAAGAAATATGAAAGCCGATCCAATAGATCTATACAAAAAAGAACCTCGAAAGAAAGTAAGGCTACAGCAGTTTAAATCTATTATAGCAGGATATGAACAATATAAAACTTACGAATCTAAACCTGGAGAGTTTAAAAATGATCGTTTAGATTTTACAGATATGGTACAGAAGTATATAGACTCAGGTTTACCTATTCCTTTTAAAGTATTAATGGTTGATGAAGCTCAAGATCTAACACCTTTACAATGGGATATGGTTGTTAAGTTAGCTAAACATTCTGACAAAGTTTATTTAGCAGGTGATGATGATCAGGCTATCTATGAATGGAACGGTGCAGAAGTTACATTCTTTCAAACGTTTCCAGGTAAGGTAAAGATATTACAAAAATCTAGAAGACTTAATAAGAAAGTACATTTTTTTTCTAAGTGTTTATTAAATGGTATGGAAGGCCACCGAATCGAAAAAGATTTTACATCTAACGGTAAAGATGGTGAGATCTATAAATGGAGTACACTGAAAAAAGTACCTTGGGATATAGAAGGGACCTGGATGGTGCTTGCTAGAATAAACGATGTGAAGCGAGAGCTGCAAGACGAAGCAAAGAAGATGGGTCTTTATTATCAGGATATGCGAGGCAATAAATCATTTGATGTAAATCAATGGAAAGCCATACAAGATTGGGACAAGATTGTTGAAGGTGGATCTATAACTAGAGAAGATGCCTGTAATATGTACAACTATTTATTAAACATAGATCACGGCTACCGATCAACGGACAGTAAGAAGTGGAGCTTTGCTCATCCTAATCAAGTATTTAACTTTGAACAACTTCATTTACAAGGTGGTATGGTAGAAGACAAAAAACCTTGGGCAGATGCTTTTAAAAGAAAGTTTAAAGATAGTGAGAAAAGATACTTTAGAACGATTATAAACAAAGAAGTAGATCTAGATGCAAAAGCCCGAATCATTATTGATACCATACATCAAGTAAAAGGCGGTGAAGCAGATAACGTAGTAGTATCAGCTAAATGTAATTTTCCTTCTCATTTTGATCGTAAAAGTTTAGATGAAAGAATAAAAGAATTAAGGGTTTGGTACACAGGAGTTACTAGAACTATAAATACTTTACACTTATTAGGCACATATCATAGGTATCATTTTCCCTTGTCTAAATATTATAAATTGTATAAAAGTAACTATGCCTAAGAAACAAATTGGTGGATCTCACTATAAATCTTTTGCCATCGAGCCTTGGACATTTGTTCAAGAAAATAACTTAAATCCTTTTCAAGCCAATGTAATAAGATATACGTGCAGATACAAAAACAAAGGCGGAATTCAAGACTTAGAAAAAATAATTCATTATTGTGAAATGGAAATAGATTTTATGAAAAAGAAAATTCCAGATGATTCTATTGAAAAAGAAGAGGAATGGGCAGCCATGATAGCTCAGATGCAAGATTCATGAGTCATCAATTAAATTTTATTTATAATGATTCTGATTGGGTAGCTCCTTCAGAATATCCTGACTTGAGAGATGCTACAGAAGTAGCAATAGATTTAGAAACAAAAGACCCTGAACTAAAAAGATTAGGATCAGGTTGGGCTACAGGCAAAGGCCATGTTGTTGGGTTTGCTGTTGCAGCTTTAGGTAAGCAATGGTATTTCCCGATTGCTCATGATGCTGGTGGTAATATGGATCTAGCTGTAACTACAGCTTGGATGGTAGATTTATTAAAAAGACCTAGCACAAAAATATTTCATAATGCTTCATACGATGTTGGTTGGTTGATAGCTAATGGTTTTGAGATTAATGGTAAAATTGTAGACACTATGATAGCAGCAGCGTTAATTGATGAGAATAGATGGAGTTTCTCGCTAAATGCTTGTGCTAAAGATTATTTAGGTGAAATTAAAAACGAAACCTTTTTAAATGAAAAAGCAAAAGAGTGGGGTATAGATCCGAAAGCAGACTTATGGAAAATGCCTGCGGGTTATGTAGGTTTTTATGCAGAACAAGATGCAGCTCTTACATTAAAACTTTGGCAAAGATTTAAAACAGAGATACAACAACAATCTATTAATGATGTTTGGGACATGGAAATGGAACTACTACCAACATTAATTAAAATGAGACAGATAGGTATAAGAGTTGATGAAGAAAAAGCTCACATATTAAAAAAAGAATTTAAGAAAAAAGAATTTGAAGTATTACGTAAGATAAAAAAAGAAACTACCTTAGATGTAGATATTTGGGCTGCAAGAAGTGTAGCACAAGTATTTGATAGATTAGGTGTTGAGTATCCAAGAACTGCAAAATCTGACGAGCCGTCTTTTACAACGAATTGGTTGATGAATTGTGATCACCCGATTGCTGCTTTGGTAAGAGAGGCTAGAGAGATTAATAAATTTCATTCTACATTTATTGATTCAATACAAAGGTACGTTCATAAAGGAAGAATACACGCAGAGATAAACCAACTTAGATCTGATCAAGGCGGAACTGTATCAGGAAGACTATCCTATGCTAATCCTAACCTTCAACAAATTCCCGCAAGAAACAAAGAGTTTGGTAGTAAAATAAGGTCTCTATTCCTTCCAGAGGAGGGCAGACAGTGGGGTTCATTCGATTATTCACAGCAGGAGCCACGTTTAGTAGCACACTACTCAGCGTCCATCGGAGAGCGTTTAGATGGGTCTGAAGAGTTTATACAAGCTTACGCAGACGAATCAGCTGACTTTCATCAAATTGTAGCTGATATGGCAGGTATATCTAGAACACAAGCCAAGACGATTAATTTGGGTCTTTTCTATGGCATGGGTAAAGCAAAATTATCTAAAGAACTAGGTATTGATAAAGATAAGGCAGAGATCCTTTTAAATAAATATAATTCAAGAGTGCCTTTTGTAAAAAAATTAGCATCAGCTGTAACTCAATCGGCTAGTAAGTTTGGTTTTATAAGAACTATAAAAGGTCGTAAGTGTAGGTTTGATAAATGGGAGCCAGCTACTTTCGGTATGAATCAAGCTATGAATTATAATGAAGCTAAAGCTAATTATGGAAATAATATTAGAAGAGCCTTTACTTACAAAGCTTTAAACAGATTAATACAGGGTTCAGCTGCAGACCAAGCTAAACAAGCCATGATTGATTGTGCTAAAGCTGGGCATTTACCTATGTTGCAAATACATGATGAATTATGTTTTAGTATAGGAACTGATAAAGATATTGAAGTTATAAAAAATAAAATGGAAAACGCAGTTGATAATTTAAAGGTTCCGTTTAAATGTGATGTTGCTTTAGGTAGAAGTTGGGGAGAAGCTAAAGATGAGTGATAATTATAATAGTGGTAGTGCCTACAAAGCCATGTTAAAATTGTTTAGAGACGCAAAGATGGAAGAGAAAAAAATAACAAAGTGTTTACGATGCAATAACACTAGAGAAATTATAGTTTGGAGTGACACCTCTCAAACTAAAAAGATAAAAACATCCTGTCCAATGTGTGATCCACAACGGCCACCGCAAGAACTAAGAGATTTAGGTATTATTTAATCTTCGGTTTTCTTTTGGGTAAGGTCGTTTGCTCTTTTATATTTTGGCCATTTACAATTGTAGGTTTTGAGTCCTGTTTCAGTAAGAATTTTAATAATGTGGCCTCGTTCGGTTGATTCAACATAGTGCCGAATATAGTTAGGAATATCAGCATAAGAGTCTCCTTTTTTTTGAGGCATAGATACCCCTTGGTATAAACGATTTTTGATTAGGTTGCTAGTCTTTTTTTCTAGCTGTTATCTAAAAGACCTGCAGATGCATCAACAACACTTTGTTCGTTGATTCTTTTCTTCAGATCTTTAATTTTAATATCGATCCACTTCATATCAGTAGTTACTCTACCTTGTTGTAACGCCTGACCCGCCCACTTGGACTCCAACTGAAGTTTCTCCGATATTAACTTCTGTAGTGCCATCTTTTAGCTCCTCATATGAGACAAAGACTTTTTGTTTGTTATAAAAGTCCTCATCTTGTGCTGCGATCTCACCATTGTTCAGCTTCAATTTAAACTGTTGCAAGGCCTCAGCATCATTGTTAGCTTTAATTATCCCATCATAATACTTTCCTTCTGATCGTATCTGAACGCGATAACTTTTCATAAGATATTATATAACAAATTGTGGCAAGAATACAACCCTATGCACCTATGAGCTGTTGACAGGTATATTTTGTGGCTAATCTATTAGCTTCTACCATTCTCTCAGGCAGAGCTTCTAAAAGTATATGAGATTCTTTTTGAGCGGCTTGTACACATTCTTTCCAAGTAGAAAATTGCAACTGAACATCCAGTCCTTTAGTGCACGTAAAATCGATAAAAGAACAAATATATATAGTTAAAATAAATTTCATAATCTCCCATTTAATCCTTGCATTTAATATTAAAGTAGGTATAAATTCAAGGTAACAATAGGAGTATAACATGGACGACAATGATAAAAAACCTAGCTTAGTCAAAGATGTCATAGACAATTTTGATGCAGCTACAACAAACGTAAAAGAGGTCAATTTTAAAAATGACCCAACGGATATCATACAAACTATAGGTGCAGAAACAGAAGCTGTACTTATAACTTTTGATAAAAATCGTGGAGAAATTAAACTTTATCATAATGGTGTTGAATTAGATAAAGCTGTATTTGCTAAACAGTTTAGAGCAAATGTAAGTTTTTATTCTTTATTTGATATTATATTAGATAAGTTTGAAGATTGGAGAACAGCATGGATGAACTAAAACTTAAATCAAGCTCACACCTCTTCAAAAAATGGGTTTTACAAATGGATGAAATCCTAAGCAAAACACATACACACGATCAAACAGGTGCAGCCACAAGTGATGACTCAGAACACTTTAAAGATCAAAGAGAACGATTGGCATCAACAAAAGTAGATGTGTATGTTGCCCCTGTATATCCTGTCAATCAATGGTTAGCTACAGATTTAGTTAGAGATGAGATTGAATGTAGAACTTATGAGCAGGATCTAGAGAAAGCATCGGGAGATAACCACCGATGATGAAACAATTTGGTTATTTTGTATTAATGGGACTCTGTATAGCCTTACCACCAAAAATATTTTTATTTTTGATTGGTTTATTGGTGTATGGAATTCTTTACTAGGAGAAAAATGAAAACAATAATGATAATATTTGTAGCAGCAATCTTAACAGGTTGTTCTACATATTCAGTTAAGTTAGGTAAAAAATGTACACCATATAGCACCGAGTGGTCTTATGTGTGGTTCATTGAAAAAGGGAGCGAAGACAATGTCACAAAAGCAAACTGCAGTTGATTGGGTAAGTAGAAGAGTTAGTGCAATTAATAGAGTTTTAAAAAGTAAAGGAAATCATAGATCTTTTCATGAACATTTTAT